ATTGAAGGCACTGAAATAAGTTATCCGGATAATAGCATTGATTCGCCTGAAAAGGTAGAAAAAGAAACCGAAACTGAACGCATTAAAGAATTTTGCGCCGCTCAATCAGAAGTTGAAGATTTGGACATGGTATTGGAAACAACTAAAGGCAACGATGAATTGCACCAAATTGTTCTTGATCGAATTGCAGAACTCAAAAAACCTGTCAAATGATTATCGAGGTAAGAATTCAAATCGAGCTCCCGGATGTTGAGCACACCGATCAAGACATCACAAATTTTGTTAAATCGAAGTATGGCCTACACTTTTTAAAGCGATCGAACCCTTTCTTTGCAAAGGCCGATAAGCAGTTGAGTGTTGGTTGGGAATATGAAGATGTTAAACCAGAACTAATTGAAGCGAAATGAGTGAATACGAAGAATTTTTGAAGTCGAAACGACATTTGATTGGTGAGTTTGGTTTTGAGCCAAATTACTATCCTGAAATTGCTTTTGATTTTCAGAAAGAAATAATTCGACGCGCAGTAAAGAAAGGTCGAATAGCCGTCTTTGCAGATACAGGGTTGGGTAAGACGTTAATTCAATTAGCAATCGCTCAAAACATAGTTAACCACACGAATAAGCGTGTTCTAATACTTACTCCCTTGGCAGTTGCTTTCCAGTTTATTAAAGAGGGAGAAAAGATTGGTGTTACCGACATTGAATATTCAAAAGACGGGAATTACTCAAAAAAGATTGTTGTTTGTAATTATGAGCGGTTGCATTATTTTGATTCAAAGGATTTCGAAGGTTGCATACTTGACGAAAGCAGCATCTTAAAAAACTTTGAAGGCCGTATAAAATCACAGGTTACTTCGTTTATCAAGAAAACAAAGTACCGCTTTTTGAGCACGGCCACACCTTCACCAAACGATTACATAGAGCTAGGCACAAGCTCGGAGGCTTTGGGGTACATGGGTTATATGGATATGCTCGGGAAGTTCTTTAAGAACAATCAGAGCAGCGTTGACAGCAATAACCGAAACATTGGAAATAAGTACTACTTGAAACCACACGCTGAGAAAAGTTTCTTTGCATGGGTCAATCAGTGGTCAATAATGATTCGTAAGCCTTCTGATATTGGTTTTCTAGATGACAAGTATCACTTACCTGAATTGACAACCAAAAAGCACATAGTTCGCAACACATCTTTAATTGATGTTAATGGACAGGTTCAAATGTTTACGCCTATTGCTAAGAGCTTTCACGAAGTTAGGCACGAAGAAAAAAGCACAATTCCCGAAAGATGTGAAAAGGCATTTGGATTGGCTTACAGTAAAACGTCCGTGTACTGGGTAAACCGAAACGAAGAAAGCCGAATACTAAACGAAATGGATTCAGAAGCCGTTGAGATACGTGGTTCAATGTCTATTGATCGAAAGGAAGAAATACTATTGGCTTTTGCAGACGGTGAAATAAAGCGCCTAATCACAAAAGCAAAGATTACGGGTATGGGTTTGAATTGGCAACACTGCAACCATACCACTTTTTTTCCTACATGGTCTTATGAGCAATATTACCAAGCTATCAGAAGGTTTTGGAGGTTCGGACAACAAAACCCTGTTCACGTTGACCTGGTTATTTCCGACGGGCAAACCAGAGTGATTGAAGCATTGCAAGAGAAAACAGAAAAAGCAATTACCCTTTACCAAAATTTAACAAATGCTGTGAACGATACTTTTGTAGACAACAAAAAAGAGTTTACTTTTCCAATTCAAAAACCAAATTTCATATGAAAACCAAAAACCAAAAAATTACGGATCAGTACGCGGTTTACAATAGCGACTGTATGTATGTGATGCCAGAACTTGAAACCGACAGCATTGATCTTTCTGTTTACTCACCACCGTTTGCAGGATTGTATAATTATTCAAGCAGTCCTAACGACTTTAGTAACTGCGACACAAGAGAACAATTTCTCAATCAATACGAGTTCTTAATTCAGCAAATTGCAAGGGTCACAAAAAAAGGCAGGATTACGGCTGTTCATTGCACTGATGTACACGATCATACATCGAGGCTTTGGGACTTTCCTCATGAAATAATTCGAATGCACGAGGCTAACGGGTTTGAGTACCGAAACAGAATAACGATTTGGAAAGAGCCTTTAAAGGTTCGGATGCGAACAATGGTTCAAAGCCTTATGCACAAGTTTGTTGTTGAAGATACTACGCGATGCTTTACGGCCATGCCTGACTACGTTTTGATCTTTACCAAGAAAGGAGAAAATGAAGTTCCGGTAACACATCCCAACGGATTCAAAAGGTATTTCGGGGCAACTCCTGTTTTACCTAACATTTTGACCGCTTGGAATAATGCTAACAAATCAAACTTAAATGAATCCGAACTTTGGGAATACCTGAACAAAAAGTACAGCGATTGGGAAGACCCGAAAACAAATAAGCTAAGCCACTACATTTGGCAACGTTACGCATCAAGTGTTTGGGATGATGTCAGGATAGATAATGTTTTGCCTTTTCGGGAAAGTAAAGATGAAGATGACGAAAAGCACGTTCACCCTTTGCAACTTGATGTTATTGATCGGATAGTTGATATGTACTCAAACAAAGGAGAGGTTGTTTTAACGCCTTTTGCGGGTGTTGGTAGTGAAGTTTACAGCCCTGTTTCATTAGGTCGCAAAGCGGTGGGCATAGAGCTTAAGGAAAGCTATTACAGTCAAATGCTAAAGAACATTGACAAGGCAGAAGAACGTTTTGCGGGCGAAGTATCTCAACTATCACTCATATGAAAACCTCCTACCCCCGAAAAGTAAATTGGGACACCTACAAATTCAGATGTTCAAGCCTAGGTAATTTGATGCCGGGGCCACAAGCAAAGCCGGGTAAACTTCAGGTCACTCAAAAATCAGCGCTTTCAAAAATCTTTCTAGGCGAAGTTTGGGGATTTGAAAAGCAGTTATCCACTAAGCAAATGGAGAAAGGCGAATATCAAGAGCCTGAGGGAATCGGTATTTTGTGCAATCTTGTTTACCCGAAAACACCCTATCTCAAAAACATCAAGCGCTTCGAAAATGAATTTATAGCGGGAACTCCTGACTTGGATGCATTTAAACATAAGCGCGTTCACGACATTAAATCAAGTTGGGATTTGGACACCTTTCATCGTGCATCTGTCGATAAATCCAATGATTTTCAAATAAAGGGGTACGGATGGCTTTTAGGCTACGATCAACTAGAGATTGACAAGATATTAATGTCAGCCCCCGATCACATCCGAGACAGAGAATTATCATGGTTAGAACGTCGATACGAGCAACAAGGCAAAGACTTTGACAATCCTGAATTTGAAAAAGAACACAAGCGGCTTGAATTGTCTTTGAATTACGACCGTATACCCGTCGAACATAGGGTCAAACGATTTACCGTTAAATGGGACACCGCATTTCCTGACTTCATTCGGGACAATGTTTTAATTTTAAGAAACGAACTCAAAAACATGAGCTTATGAATTATCTGAATCAAGAGTTAATTGAAATCGGAAAAGAAGTGTTGACGAAAGAAGATCGGTTATTAATTTTCGACCGTTGCCGATTTCATAAGCAGTCAAGTGTTTACGCGGCACTACAAGGGAAGCGCAAAATCAGCAATGAAGATGCCGCGATTATTCAATCTATAATCCGAAAAGCTTATGCAAGATCAGTCCCGCAATAAAAGGCACATTCAAGCAAGAAGAAAATATTTGGAGATTGACGGCTATTTGGCTAAAAAAGGTTCTGAAAAAGTCGATCTGCTTGAAAACAAGGAGCGCATTTTACGCCAAATCGACAAACACCAAAAGACGATTAATGAACTTGATCGTCAGGTGGTGGTAATGAATACAAAGCTATCTGAATTGCAAAAAGAGATTCGCCCTAAGAGTATGGAGCATTCTTTTTGTTATCGCTTAATGGAAAAGACTAAAGGTAGGCCTAGAAGCGCCCCGAACGGAATTAAGGTTCAACAGGTAGACTTGTACGGAAATGTGATTTCTCAATTTGATTCTATTCAAAAAGCGGCAAACGAGACCGGCGTTCACCGCGACATAATTACAAAGGTTCTAAAGGGCGAGCGGACAAATTGTAATCTCCGATTTAGAAGAAAAAAGTGGTCGCATTAGTAATGGCGCACAACACCAAGATAAGACGAGTACGGGGTAGCCTATTCGTTTTATCAACTGTTGATCGCTGTCAATTTCTAGTGGTCGCCAATCGGTAAACGATCACCACAATAAACAACCCTCCAATCCACATTAAAGCGGTTTTCCACCACGGCAACGGCATTGGCCTGTATTCTACCGGTTGAATCTTTTCATCAATATCCTGAATCGTTGTATCAACTGCAATCGGTTTAATCTCATAGTCAATAATTACTTTCCCGTCATTGAATAATGTAACATTTGCCTTTATGGTGTCATCTTCAAAAACCCCCTGCATTTTCCGAGGGTCATTGAGTTTTGATTCGGGATCTCTTAATTCAATGGTTTGTGGAAATTCTTTATGTGACGGTAATGTGATAGAATGGAGGTTTCCGACCAATCTCCCTTGAATA